CCGATGGCCGTTTTGCCTTTTGATAAGAGTGAGGTAGATATAGTACAACTTGGTGCAAATTATCCAACTAGTGTACCGGAGGAACAGTTAACAATTGCCTTGGCTAAGGCTCGTTTCGGGACAGATATCGCCGGTGCGGAGGGTAATGGGAGTGGGACAGTTGATAAAAAAGGTAATTATAACAGCATGGGCACCTTTTCTATCATGCAGGCTGGTAATAGGAGAATAAACATAAATGTCACAGACTTCAGGTACATGCATCTTAATCTCGGTCAAAAATGTATCAATCAATATGCCCATTTCGGTGTCGGGGACGAAAGACTTAAATATCTGGGAAAGCAGGCTGCATTACTACAGAAGGCCCTTGCTAATATCAAAGCCGGTCGTATAGAGTTACCTATTAGTGCAGCAACAGCTAGTATTAACCGTGAAATTGAAAAACAAACAGGAATGCTCTTTACACAAGTAATGCAACGTCATTATGGCGCCATAGCGCAGATCCTGCAAGGTGTAACAAATCCCGTAATTCCAGAACCAATCAAGGAGTTTTTGATGGGGAGTATTACTGGAATGTCATATGTAATGGGCAAACTTCTTCGGGCATTTAACTATGATGATACATCAAGAATGCAACCGGAGATAGAAATAGTTAAAAAACTAAGGAGCGCAGCAAATGGACAACAAGGAGTTCAGGGAGGCGCAGGCCAAGCTCAACCAGGTGGCTCAGGACAAGGAGTACAGCAAACTGGTGGAGCGCAAGCAGGAAATAATACTCCACCTCAGCCAGCCGGAGCAAGTTCTACTGGACAATTACTACAGTAAGATGTTGCTTCAGGCCCGAGATAACTTAACACATCGTTTTATGAAAGACGGAATTGACCAGTCAGGGACATTAAGGGGCTTTATCATAGCAATAGAACAAATGTTGGTCTTAAAAGATACTCTTAAGGAGTACGATAAGTTAAAAGAACAAGTGGATAAAGCAAAGAATAACATTGTATAAGGAGCTTTTATGGCATGGAATAGACAAGAATTGACAAAGGAAGACCTGGTTAAAGCCGGACTTAATCCTGATGATCTTGCAGAGTTAAAAGCGCAAGGTGTTAAGAAGGCGGACCTTGAGACGTTGAAAACGGAAATGACGGCGACCGTTACTGATTTGATCAAGGCTCAGTTTTCGGAGCTTGAGACTAAATTGAAGCCGAAACCCGTAGAACAACAAACTGAAAACACAGAAAAACCGGACGAAATGACCGAATACATCACCGATCCTGTTGCTTTCGTTAATAAGAAAATGGGTCAAGTAACAGGTTATGCTGCTATTACCAATACTAAGATTCGTATGGATCTTGCATTGGATAGGGCAAAGGCGACTCTTAAAGGCTTTAATAACCCCACCTTGAAGGAAGAAATCATGGCCGAATGGGGACAGTATAAGCCTGAGAGTTTTGCCCTAAATAAAGACTTCGATCCTGATAAACTCATTCTGAAGATTCATAATATGGTCCTTGGTAATCATATGGACGATATCCAGCGTGATACGGACAAGCGGGATGGTAAGTTTAATATGATCGCCACTGGCGGGAATACTAGTGTCGGTGGTAATCAAAGTGTCGGTGGACCATCCAAGAAGCCAGAGGACATGCTTACTGATGTCGAGAAGAAACAAGCCGCTCGTTATGGAATGACACCGGAAGAATGGGTAAAACAACAGTCAGAAATGGCAGATGAGGAGCAGAAAGTTCTGGCTAATCAGGTATAATTATGACATTAAAAAAGAAGAATATTGATAATATTGGCCCATTGACACCGGAAGAACAGGCAATGGGTATTACGGAAGAAGTCAAAGAAGTATTCAACACCGTAGAAGCACGTGAAGTAGAACAAGACAGAGAAATGCTTGCAGCCAAACAAGCTGCGGATATTGCTGCTATTACTAATGCAGTAGTGGACAAAATGAAAGATGCCACTACTGACAACGCAATGGGAGCTATTGATCCTGCGGAGTATAAGAAACATCAAAAAGGTGTGTCTCATATTCCTTCTTCTGATAAGAAAGCCTATACTGGTCCATTAACTCCACGGGAACGTGAAGATATGATGGACCGGCTAAGGGCTAAACAGGCAACGGCGGAGGATCTTGCTAACATTGATGAGTCAATTATTCTTGATCTTCCATATATCAAGGCATCTGATTTCAGTATCCCCGGTCAGTACGACCCGAAGCCAAAAGATCCAGCTATTCGTTTTCGCTGGGTTAATTGTGTTAACGCGTTGCAGAGTAATATGCAACGTTTCTTAGCCCTTGGCTTTGTACCGGCTACGCCTGATGATGTTGATCAGGAAAAAACACCCCTAGCGGATAGTATGATCCAGGGGACACAAATTAAACAATATGATGTTATTCTTATGAAGATTAATGTGATGGCGCTTATGTCGCTATATAAGAAGAACATTCAAGATTCTGCTTTTAAATTGGACAGTGTAACCAGTGGCCGCATGGCAGAAGCGGCGGCTGGGCAGGCTTTTAGTGATCTAATCAACAGCGAACAACAGAATGGCGTAATGAATCGTTACAGAGTATCCACGGGAAAAGAACCTGTTACGTTTTCTCGTTCATAATTAAATAGCAACAACAGGAGAATTAGTAATGGCCTCTTTGTTAGCAACACATGTTCCGATTGAAGTCGTGAGTACTAAGCAAAACACGACTGAGTATACTGATGCACCACAGGAGAAAGCTAGTCAGACTTTCTATGCTGGCACTCCTGTCCAGTTGAGCGGTGGTTATGTTCAAGCATGGGATGGTACAACAGTAGCAGCGGGCATTTACGGAGTTTCAGAAGAAGATGCCCATAACCTTGCATCTAATGGTGCTGGTGCGCCAACGGCTTTTGGTATTGTTGGCTTCCCCGGTACTGGTACGACATTTGGTCACGTTCCTAATCAATCTAGTGCAGTTAATATCCCAGAAGGTGCTCCGGCGAGTCTTGGTTATATTGACGTTGCCGAGGCGAATCTTGATACTATTTTCACTGCACAGACTGATAATGACACTGGTGCAGCCACGACGCCGACTATTGCGAATGTTGGTACACAGTATGGTCTAACAGTGGACGCGAATGGATATTGGTATGTTGATTTTGCCAAGACGACAGTGGGAACGAACACCGTCCTTGTAATGACGGGACTTCATCCTATTGACGGTTCCATCGCAAATGCTCGGATCTTGTTCCAATTCACCAAGGCTGCCATGCAGATTGTTGTATAATAATGGCAATCATATTTTAGTCGGGAGATTAATACACTATGAGTATGGTACGCGGCCAGTATGCACAGTTAATGGCGCCCGGCCAGCGTAAGATTTTTGTACAGTGGAACGAGATGATGCAACGTGAGTTGCAGTATCCGGCAGTGTTCAATGTCGAAACCATTACATCTATGTATATGGACGAACTTGAATTCGCCGGAACTGGTCCCATGCCACTGAAACCTGAAAATACACCACTCTATTACACAAGATTGATCCAGGGTGGTACAATCCGTTCTATTCCATTGACTTATGGAATGGCGGCACGTTCTTCGTTTGAGTTGCATGATGATGATCAGTATGGCATCATTAAACAAGTACCGAAAGCTCTGGCTCGTAGCCAGCGTTTTACGGAGGAGATGGTTGCATGGAACATCATTAACCTTGGCTTTTCCACGGTCAAGTCTATTGATGGTGTGACACTATTTAACAACCAACATCCATTATTGGGCGGACCGACGGCGACTAGTTATAGTCCTGGTATTAGTACTATTATTTCCGCCGCTGGTACTTATCCGAATCGTCCTGCTACGGATATTGATTTGTCCTTTGCTGGAATCCAGCTTATGACGAATCAATTTCAGGGTATGGTGGATGGACAAGGGTTGCCTGTTACATATTTCCCCAAGTCAATCCTGATCCACTTTACTAATCGTTTCCTCGCACGTGAACTACTTGGTTCACCGGGAAAGCCGGGGACTTCTACCAATGAGATTAACAGTCTCCTTGGGGAAGATCTTGGTTATATGATTAGCAATTATCTCACTGGGACAAGTCCTTGGTTTGCCTTGTGTGAGAAAAAATATCATCATCTTAAGTTCGTATGGCGTCAGAAGCCTAAGACGGATTTTGATGATGACTTTGACACCAAGGCTCTTAAAGAGAGTGTCGTATCACGTTTTACCGCGATCCCGACAAACTGGCTCGGTGTATGGGGCAGCAACGGACCGTAGTAAGAAGGAGTTCAAAATATGCCAATGCCTGATGTAAGTAAGCCTGAAACTCATGCTCTTTTGAAGTATGAGTACCAGCCTGGAAGTTTTGTGCCATATCGTCATTTTGTGGCATGTACATGTGGATTTCAAGCGAGACTCGAAACGGAAGAAGCTGCTAAGAGTCAGTTTGATAATCATTTAACAGCACATGGAGCGAAACCGTATTTTGCTAGTCTTTCAGAGAACAAACAACCAGTAGAAGCAGTCTCGACTTGGAAGCCGACTTTTGGTGGTGGGGTTAATAAGTCTAAACCACCGATGGAATCTGTTCCAGTAGATCCTGTTAAGACAGATCCAACAAAGCCAAAGATTGCTCCATTTGGGACTAGTAAGAGCTAGTGGTAACAAAGGAGTAGTATGTTTGAAACAGACAGACTTCTTCGTCGTATAATTGAATGGGAAGAAAAAATATTCAATTTATTAAACAAACCAGCTTCTTTACAAATTTTGTGGAATGGTGGAGTTGTTAATATGTCAACGAATTCAGTTTCTCTGAATCTCGATTCTACTGCCAGTGTTACAGGCACACCGGTGGAATTGAATAGTGATGGGTCGGTTTTTGCTTTTGTACCGGCTAACATCGGATGGCAGATGCAGACAACGGGAATTGCGAATATGGTGGTAGATCCTACTACCGGTATCGCTACCTTTACTCCTGTTGCTGTTGGTACTACGTTGGTGGCTGTTAATGATAGTGCAACAGGACTTACTGGGCAGGGACAGATTACGGTAACGCAGAGTGGTCCTACGCCAGCTAGTTTGAGTATTCAATGGAGCACACCGACTCCGTAAAAGATAGATTTTTATAAGAGTTCCCTTGTTTGTATACGGGCAAACTAAGGGGGATGTAGGGTGGGTTTCGCTCCTTTACCACCCTACATTTTATAATTATCATAACCGATAAGGAGCAAGCTCTTATAAAGAGTCAAGATATGGCATATAAGGGGAAACGTAGTTATCTAACGGGGCCGTGGCATTATTGCAATCGTTGTCTTTTTAAGTGGCATATTGCAGAAATGTCATGGCAACGTGGTTTGTTACTATGTCCCTGGTGTTTTGATTACGGTAACGATGGCGTCCCACTTACTGGACAACGGGAGACGATGATACAGGCTGTGTTTGAAATTCCCTCGGAAGAATTAATGCCTGATCCACGTCTTACGGATATAAATGAGATTGAATCAACAATGGATGAAGGGTTAATTTGGTAGTATAGGAGATTATAAAATGGCAACACAGCCAAGTCTGCCGAATATGACGACTGCTTCTAAGTGGAAGTCATTGAATGAGACAACGAATAATCCTGAAACGAGTATAGAAGTCACGCAGGTTGTTGTAACTGCGGCACAGTTGTTAGCTTTGCATACTACGCCTATTACAATCATGGCGGCAGGGATAATTGTCGGGGAAGTGATGGTTGTAAGGTCTGTTAATCTTAGCCTTAATTGGGCGAGCGGGAATACTGCTTATACGCTTAATGCTGGGACTCTTAAGTTGTATTATGGACCAACAGCGAACGGATGGCCTTTGACGGCGGATTTAAGTGGTATTCTTTCTGCTACGGCAGTACAGAAGACTATTTGTCCTGCTATTTTAACCGCCGGGCCGGATGTTGTGGCGAATATGTGTCAGCAGCCATTGTTACTAGCAAATGCTGGTTCGGCTAATTTTACATTGGGGAATAGTACTTTAACTGTGACCGTGGAGTTTTCTAAGACAACTCCATAAAGGGAGAACAATGGATATAACTACAAATCCTCTAGTAATACTAGCAGCAGATGTCGCTTCCGGTCCAGTAACAGTCTGGACCGGAAATGTACATGTGCGAAATATTATTTTTTCTCAATATACTTCTATTAATGATTTTGCCCAGGTAAATCAGACGGATGGTAAGTTTTTCTCGTATTTAGCGGCCGCGGCGGATTTGGAGTCCGTTAAAGATAATAATGTGGAATGGGCCAGAGGTTTGGTAGTTCCGCATGGTGGTATAACGAATGGACAGTTGTCGATCTATATAAGGTAAGAAACTATGAAAAAAGTAATCTTTTTGTGTCTTATCTTATTTGCATCCTTAGTTGGGGCACAGACGTATCAATGGCGGATTGTACAAAGTCCCGGTGGTGCGTCTGCTACTGGGAATACCATATGGTATAGTACATCCGGGTTAACGGCATCGTATGCTAGTCTTACTTGGAATCTTGTCGGTACGTTGGCTACGTGTACGATGCAGGTTGACTATAGTACTAATGGTAGTACTGTAGCAGGACAGTTAATTTCTGCACAGACTTGTACTAGTAGTGGGGCGATTATCGCGGGGAGTACGAGTACACCTTCTTATGTTAGGGTGTCGTATGTTATTGGTACTGGTGGCGGGTCTGTTAATTTCACAGCTATGGGCTGTAATAATTCCACCTGTACAAGTGGTGGTGGCGGCGGGGGCGGTGGTACTGTTACTAGTGTTGCTACAGGGACAGGATTAACAGGCGGGACGATTACTGGATCAGGGACGATATCATTAATCACGCCTGTGACAGTGGCTAATGGTGGTACTGGAACAGCGACACCGGCATTGGTTGCTGGGACAAATATATCCATCACTGGTTCATGGCCGAATCAGACTATTAACGCCACTGGTGGTGGTACTGGTACTGTTACTAGTGTCGGGTTGAGCTTACCGGCTGTTTTTACTGTGTCTGGTTCTCCTGTTACTACTAGTGGTACTCTTACTGGTGCATTTGCTACAGGACAAACGGCGAATGAGTTTCTGGCTACGCCTAATGGGAGTACTGGTGCGTTGGGATTGAGGACTATTGTAGCCGCGGATGTTCCAACACTTAATCAAAATACAACAGGAACAGCAGGAGGTCTGTCCGGTACACCTAGTATCACAATTAATGCGCTCTCTGCTACTACTATAAATGGTGCTGCATTGTCAGGGACATTTTCAGGTAATCCTACATTTTCAGGAACACCTGTTTTTAGTAATTTTCCAACATTTCCTAGTGCTTCGCCTAATTTATTCGTGGCTTCGCCTAATGGATCTGCTGGTGCTCCAGCGCCAAGGGCGATAGTTGCGGCGGATATACCGACACTTAATCAGAATACTACTGGCTCTGCCGGGAGTGTTGGTAGTGCGCTTACGATGAATAATGCCGGTTCCGGTGCTTCTAGTGGGACTACGTATAATGGATCTGCGGCGGTTACACTTAGTTATAATACATTAGGTGCCGCGCCGAATCCGGTTCCTTTGACGGATATGGCTACGCAGTCTGCGAATACGGTTCTTGGTGCTTTGACAGCAACGACACCGTCAGCACTAGCTGTGCCTAGTTGTTCTACTACTAGTAGTGCTTTGACATGGACCAGTGGGACAGGATTTGGTTGTAATACTATTAGTGGTTCTGGAACAGTGAATGCTAATAATGGCACTGCTGGAGCAAATGCTTATTATGCCGCTGCGGGCGGGAGTACTGCTGTTAGTGCGGATTCAAGCGTACTAGATAATGGTAGTGGAACTCTTACGATGGCGGGCCTGACCTTATCTGGCTCTACTCCGGCCATCACCACAACGACGACTAACGCTCCGATTACGTTTACTCCTAACGGAACTGGGTCTATTATTCACCCAAATGGTGCCGTGGCGACTCCGGCTATTACGTTTGCAAATAGTAATACGTATGGATTTTACTCCAGCGCGGCGTCTGTTATATGTCTAGCATCCGGGAGTACAAATGCTCAGTGTTTCCGTGGTAGTGCGTATGCATTGAACTCTGCTGGGAATATTGATTGGACTACTAGTTCTTCTGCTGCTGGTACTATTGGTACGTCTTTTGGAGCAATAGGGACGACAACGAATCAGTCATTACAAGCGGCGACAATTATAAACATCACTGGACAATGTAGGATAACCTCAACGGGTATTGCACTTACTTCTGCTGGTTCTTCTTCGTTGTGTAGTTTTGCTCTGCCTAATTCTTCTGCTACTTGGTCATGGCAGTGTCAGGGGACATATAGTGTTACTGCCGGTACTACACCGGGATTTACGTTAGGATATACTCCATCTCAGGCTCCGTCATCGTCACAGGGGAGTGCTATTATATGGAGTAATACAACTGGTACAATGACAGCGGGAACGGTGACAAGTACTAGTAATACTAATGTGACAATGTTAGCAGGGGCATCTGTTGGTTCTACTGTTACTAATGCACCTTGGTCTTCTAATGGGACTATACTTGCATCTGGAACTGGTGGGACTCTTGCTATTACTGGAATTCTGACTGGTACGGGTTCTCCTGCTGGAACGGCTTATGGGACGTGTTTTATATACTAGGAGATTATGAAAAAATTATCAATACTTGTTGTTGTGTTGTTGTCGTATGTGTTGTTGGCTTTTGGCCAAACATCTCCTTGCGGACCACATACTCCTACACCGGGAGTGGCGCATGTTTGTATAGCATGGATAGCACCGACAACGGGACCAGTAGTATCAAGTTATAATGTTTATCGCGCCACTACTGCCGGTGGGGAGTCTTATACGTCACCGGCGTTAGGGAATACAACATCTACATTTTATTACGATGCCACTGTTGTTGACGGGACGACATACTATTATACTGTATTATCCGTCGGGTCCGGAGGTGCCCTAAGCTCACCGTCGTCTGAGGTGAGCAGTTTGCCAGTGTCACCTAGTAACCCTACAAGCCCATCCGCTAGTTCAGTCCCTTAAGTGTATAGATAGTTTATGGATACCATATTAAATCCAAAGCAACAGAAGATAGCTATGCTCGTGACAGAGGGATTGTCTAATAAAGAGATAGCTGAGACGTTGAATATTACCACGGGGACGGTTAAAAACTATCTACGAGTAATATATGATCTAACCGGCATGGATACAAGACTCGAACTTGCCATGTGGTGGAATGCTCATAATGTCAAAGAATTATTTTGAAATTAAGTATAATGGGTCGTATAAAGGAGTTCATGTGGAACTCCCCGAGGATATTATCGGACGGGAGTATTCTCCTTATATGGTCAATATGATACTTAAGAATGGAGAAATCCGGCCAAGGCCGAGACAATATAATTTGTTGCCGGGGACACCGGATAAACAGCCAATACTTATTGTAACATCTTTTCAGGATGCTAATAACGTATATCATACTGTTGCTGTTACTTCCACTGGTCTGTGGCAGCTTAATAGAAACTGGACACGTTCAAGTCCTCCAACGGCGGCGAGGACGTGGAATTTAATAGGACAGTACGGTGTCCAACCAGGTCCGAATTTCCCAGTGGCGAATTCAGTGTTTATTAATAAATTCTTCTGGACTAATGGCGGTCCGAATCTTTGGCAATGGGATGGGATTACTAGTCCAGGGGCAGCGGCATTATGGTTACCATCGACATTTTATATTAAGGGTGATGTAATAATTGATAGTAATAAGAACCTACAGGTGGCTAATAATTCCGGTAAGAGTGGGACAGTGGCACCTGTTTGGGGGACGACTGTAGGAGCACAGACGCCGGATAGTACAGGGACACCTAATCCACAGATCACATGGACGGAAAATGGGAAGAATATTAATAGTCCAGTGGGATATGTAAATGCCGGGATTGTGGATGCAACGAATGGTGTAACGGCTGGAGCGTATTTTCTAATAGAGTTAAATTCACAGCTTGTTATGCTGAATACTGTGGAGAGTGCTGGTGGTAATTTTCCACAAAGAATAAGATGGTGTCCTTCCGGTCTTCCGACGATATGGGACCCGAATGTTAATATTGGGGCCGGCTTCATTGATGAGTTGGACGTAGCGGATAATATACTAGGTGCCTTTACTGTCGGAACGACGGCCTTTATACTACGGACAAATGGTATATCGGAGATGACCAGTACTGGACAAGGGATAAATCCTTTTGCACTTAATCATTTATGGGCCAGTGATCGTGGGATTGGGAATGTGTTTCCATTCGGATATGCGGCATATGGGCCGATAGGGATATTTATATCGAGTGATGATATCTATAATGTGTCCCTTGGCGGCTTTAAGCGTATTGGTGGCATGGCTAGGGATGCGATATATAGTGATCTTGCAATTACGACAGGATTCCCCATAGCTAGTATTGTCCCGTATTATGCGAGAAATTATGTGTATAATCATTATCGTTTAACTATTCCGCAGGGGAATAATAGTGTATCATGGGTATTCTCCATAGAGGATGAGGCTTGGACAAAGGAATATAATTCCAGTAAGATTTTCACTGGTATCAGTAGGTGGTCGTACATAAAGTAATATGCCAAATCCAAATTATCCACCGAATGGTCCCGGGCCTAATCCGAATATACCGCCTTCACCTGGGAATCCAACGTCACCAAGTAGTCCGGCGATACCGTCTAATGTTCAACCGCAATATATAACAAGTACGGGAGGATTATACGGGTTGTATGGTGCTATGATGGCACCATATCTGAATACGACGAATGGATATCCATACGTTATTATATATGATCCGAGTAATTTTAACTGTGAAGAAGCCGGAGAATATGATTTTAGGCAGGAGATTCCTGTTGTTAATCAAATGCCACAAGAAGGACGGAATGTTTCTTGTCACTTAATCATACTTAAGTATCGTGAATTAGGTGTCGCGACGTTTAGTGTGAATGTGACAGTATATAATAGACTGACAGATACGTTTAGTACTAGGTCTATTATTGTGAATATACAGTTTGTAAAAGGCAGGACTTTTCCTGATAAGAGGATACATACTCGTTACATCGGACTGAAACCACTTATCACGGGTGAACGGCCACAGGTTACATTGACGTTTAATGCAAACAGTGGTCCTTGGTCAGTGACGAGTCTTACATTATGTGGCAACGCGGATGAGCTACCGCAATTATAATGAAAGTCACAAGACCAAATACGTTCGGGATTGTAGATCCTAATGTTAAGAGAGTTACGGAGGATATGTATAAACTAACACTCCGTAATATAAGTTTTGGTACAGAGATAAATGGTGATGATCAGAATATCGCAGGACAGATGGTGGAAGTAGGACTGACGGGAGCCGCGAATACACAATTTACAGTTACACATAATCTAGGCCGGGTTCCGTTGTTTTATGATGTAAAATATAACAACACCGCCGGTGTGGTGTATGATAGTGGAACGGCCTGGACGACTACGCAGGTGTTTCTTAAATGTTCCGCTGCTAGTGCAAAGCTTATACTTTTTATCCATTAAGGAGTAATATGGCTCTTAATACTACTAATGCTGTTACGCTTAATATTATAACGACAGAAGACACGACTGGAGCTGTGGAGGTTAACAGGAGTGTGTCGTTATCGTATGATAGTAATTTTGCTCAGTTTATTAGCTACCTTAAGGTATTGACGACTAATGCTGATCTGGGTACTCCTGTCACGGGGCCTTTTTTTCAGGTGTATGTGAAGAATAATGATCCATCTAATCAGGTACAAATTCTTCTTCAACCGACAGGGGATGCTAATGTTATAGTGGCTAATCTTAATCCTCAGGATTTTATTTGTATGTGGCAGAAAACATCAGGTAATTCACCTGCTGGATATACTGCGGTGACGGCAGTGTGTATTAGTGGTTCTAGTTGTCTTATTGAATACTTCCTTGGCGGTTAGGGTGGGTATGATAGTTAATGATTTGGTTACGCCAGTTATATATAAGTTACGGCAAAGGTTTGATCTTCAAACATCTATACCTTATTATATTGCCGTGGCTATGGTAGATTTGTCGATGAATGTGGAGATAGAGGAACTGAAGACAACGGGGCCTTTGTCTAATTTTATTCCTATGCAGTCTGAGTATCCGATGACGGGATATGATATAAATGGTATTCAGGGGAATCCTTTTGTACAAGCACCTGAGGATGTGATAACGTTTATTGATTCCTGGTTTATTTATTTTGACACAAGTGGCGTGATAACGCCTGGTGTGTCTACTGGGAAAGAATTAGACAAAAGGGATCTTAGGGCCGTAGAACCTATGAGTAAGATACTTGGGATTCCTACCCTTTATACTATTCAGGGTAAGGGACCACAGGGTCGTATTATTGTCGGCCAGATGCCGGATAATCCTTATGCTTGTCAAATGCGGTATCAGAGGCAACATCCGTTTAATATTCCATATGGTCAGATGTTACAGTCGTTGGGGAATTCCACTATAACAGCTAAGGTTGCTGCGAGTAAGGTTTATTTTCCGGATGACTGGTCGGATATTATCACATACTTTGCTGCTGAAAAATGCGCTGATGATGTTGGGATGAATGAGATTAGTCAGATGTATCATCAGAAGTTATTTGGATACAAGGACAAACGTGGTAGCGACATGCCCGGTCTTATAATGGCAAAGCAGACTCAAGAGGAACGAAATACATTATTTAACAGCCGAGCAATGCGACCAGTGGTTAGAAGATTTACCGGGAGATAACATATATGGGTTCTCCAAGTTTTGGCCTGACTAGTAACAACGCCCCATTACCGGCACCCGGGAATACGAATCCGACAGGGACTAATAATGGTCTGAGTCTTAGTGGCGGGAATTTTCCATCATATAGCGGCGTTACGCCCATGAGTAGCAATGCGCCATTGTTTAGTGGGACGAGTGGCGGGTTGGCGTCTTTGTCTAGTGGATTTGGTAGTACTGCTTTTGGCGGTCAGGGAGGGCAGTATGAGCAACAATTGTATAATAT